GTTGGCCCACCGGTACGCATCTCCCTCCAAAATAAGTTCTTAGGAGGTGCGTTCGGGACGATCTTACGATGGTCTCGGGGCTACCGCTATTAAAATTTGTGACTCCCTTATCAGGACCTGGATATAAATATCCACAGGACATGATCATCGACGTACGCCGAATATCATGCAACCTGCTTAGGGTTTTCAAATTTTATTCGGCGGTTAGTCCGGTCGCCTTTCGACGCCAATCTCGGCCACAGAGATTTATTTTATTTAGAATCATATCAGACTATGATTAAGTCGTGTTTGGTAAAGGAGGTGTGGCTTCATAATACAACCTCGGTAAACCAGTGAAGAAATATGTTTGATAATCTTCACCTGCAGCTACAAATATATCATAAGCTGTTGTGTTGGAACCTTGATTATTAATATAGTAATCAAAGCCACCATTCCACTGATTAAACTCAGTGTGATTTTCCTCCTTACCTGGTGTGAATCTGAATTCGGAATAATAAGGAACCTCGAATTCTATCACTGGATTTACATCACCATGCACAAAAGTCATACCTCGAGCTGCAGAATAAGGCTTATCTTCAGCAGGATATATTCCCTTGCTAACCATAATACCCCAAGCAGCTTCTGACTGATTAAAGTATGTAGGTGTAGCTCTGTCAAGCATATAATATCCTTCTTCATTTCGAGGGTACCTCTGAACGTACATAGTGGGTGGATTATTTATTTCCCGTGTACCACGATGCACTATCTTATATCGAATACTGCCACGCCAGCCTGAGAATGCTAATGTAACCCAATGCAATAACACAGTGTTACAAAAATTATAATCAGTCAATGTTGATGTTACATCAACAGATCCAGCAACATTACCTCGCAAGTACGGGAATAAACTAAGTCGTCCTGTTAAGACGGTTTTAATGTCACGTTGTGCAGCGATTGTATTCCATAAATTGTACCGCTTCAGTAAGGTCCTAAATGACGAAACTGCCTCACCTGTAAAGACCTTATTAACCAAACTATTATCAGATATTGTAGGACCAAGTGTAATAGCAACATCATGCTGAGGTGCTGACGGTTCATTAGTGTTTTGAGATTCAGGTACTATAGGTTCCATACCAGATTGAGGCTTAAACGTAAAATACTGGAAATGATCATCAGGCACGAAAACTTCAAAATCATCACCCATGGAGACAAACACATTAATATCAATGTCATTATTAACGGTAGAATTAGGAGTGGTAAGTTCGTTAACTACATACACACCTATAACACCATTGCCAAATTCAGCAATTGATGTATAAGCTGTCGTACTATGCATTTCCGTGACGGAATTAACACCAGGATATGCATGTTGTAGTAATGTCCGATCTTGACCATTCGCAATCTCTATCGTAAAGTCTGTTTGATCTGCGATATCTATGATATTGACATAATTTGTGTTATACTCATTAGAGCTTAATGAGTTCGGATCATACACCACTTTCAGTCTGCCCTTATGAAATGCTGAGCAAACTATTTGAAATCTAAATTTCATTGTGCCTGTCCAATATCTGAATGGTAGAGTTGCCATAGCACAGGCTGGAAAATGATACGACACTGGGGGACCAGCGTTTTCATCCCATTGCACAGGATCAATACGAGCATTCCATAATAATGTTTCAGTGCCTGTACCAATAGCCCATGTAAACGACGTCAAATACGACTCACGCTTAGCTATTTCTGCGATGTTCAAAGGATCAACTGGACCCAAGCCTGCAATGCGCGGATCAATCGTCAATTCTTGCTTACTATCAAGTGATAACTTATTAGTCGTATCACCAGCATTAGCAAGAGATAATGATGTGCCTGCCGCAGGCCTAACTGGATCTGGTGGCTTTGTTACTGGTGGATTACAATACCCAAATAACTTAGCCATAGATGATGTTGCAGATGCAGCTATATCTGTAGCTTGCGCAAAAGGGCCTATCATCGGAACATCACCCAATTTACGAGCTATCTTAGCAATAGATGTAGCTGGACCTGATATAGTTCCAGTTTTATTAATTTCATCAACCTCCTTTCCAGATTGAGGTGATAATGTAGTGGATTCACGCGATGTGAGAACTGCTAACTCAACGTTCTCAGCCCAAGCAAATATCGAAATTGTAACCACATCATCTGCCCCATTGGCATGCTTCAAACCATTCAATGTTCGGAAATACAAAGTGCCCATCTCATCCCATTGAGCGGTTGGGATGTGAATGTAATTCCTATAATTGAAAAATGGCAATTTCATCTCACCCCCTTGTGAAGTTGTAGGATC